ATATTCATCTTCTTCTTTTTCAACTTTACCTTCTAACCATTTAATCTTTGCTTCGTTTCTTCTATAGTCAAACGATAATGTCATTAAGTTGTCTAAGTACGATGATTGTTCTCTAACACACTGCCAATACTTTGATGCTTTAGTTGGATAACGATTGTCTTGTAATACAGAAAACCTTGCTTCTGTTTCTGTTCGAAACATTTGTTTCTTGGTCCAAGTGTCTCTAAGTTCGTCTACCATACCTTTAAATGATGACAGATCTTCTTGTGTTAATAAATTATTTAAATGTGGTTCTTCACCTTGTATAACTTCTTTGACGTCTTTTTTCATAGCTTTATCCTTTATAGTTGTGTCTTATATATATTATTTAAAATATATTTCAAGTATTAACTGTCAGTAAATGTAACTGTTGCAGTTCCAGAACCAGACCATTCTTCTGTTGCTGCTGAGTAAGTTGCACCATATCCTCCAAAAGCTAAACAATTAGTGTTACTTGCTCCAGCTCCACCTAAAGCATATCTACCTGTGTTCATGGCACTGTTAAAAGACCAACTACTTCCATTCCATTCTTCTACTGAATTAGATTGATATTGACCTAGTGTAGGAATATCTACTGCTCCACCAAAAGCTAAAGCATTAGTATTATCGGTTCCACCTGCAGCTAAACCCCATTTTTTTTGATTAGTGTCAGTTGTTTCCGTCCAGTTAGTTCCATTCCAAGATTCTACTTCTTGTCTAAAAGTATTACTTCCACCAGCATTTAAAAAACCATCCATTGCTAAAGCTGAAGTAGCTGTACCAGCTCCTGCTAAATTATTTCTTTTTTGATTCATATCATTAACTTCTGTCCAGTTAGTTCCATTCCAAAGTTCTGTTACAGCAGTATCTTCTGGTGGTCCTACATATCCACCGAAAGCTAATCCTGATGTGTTGTCAACTCCAGAATTTGCTAAATATCTTCTTGCTGTGTTTAAGTCATTTACTTCAGTCCAGTTCGTACCGTTCCAAAGTTCTGTGTTACCATAATAAGCAGGAGGTCCATTCCAACCACCATTAGCTATTGCAGATGTGTATGTACCAAATCCAGACAAATGTCTTCTTGCTGTATTTAAATCGTTTACTTCTGTCCAGTTTGTTCCATTGTAAGATTCTGTAATTGCTACAGCTGATGGAGGAGGACCTTGTCCACCAAAACCTAAAGCTGCTGTTGAAGTTCCGTATTGTGCACTACCTAAAGTTTGTCTTGCAATATTCATATCTCCACCAGTAGCCCAAGATCCTGCTAAAGAAGTTTGAGAAAAAGCTTCTGTTTGACCTGAAGGACCACCATATAATAATCCAGCAGTAACAGTTCCGCCACCACCAACGTCTGATCTACCAGTGTTAACATCTGCTTTCATACTCCAGACACTTCCATTAAAAAATTGAGTAGCTTTACTAGGAGTTCCAGAAGAACCCGCCATAGATAATATTGCTGTATTATCTTGACCAGCTGCAGGTGAACTTGCAGATGCTACTTGTAGAATATCTCCTAATTCAGTCCAGTTAGTTCCATTCCAAGATTCTGTATTCCAGAAAACAGCATGAGGAGGGCCATTACCACCCCAACATAAAGCAGATGTAGAAGATCCACCTCCAGATCTATACTTTTGTGCATTATTTAAATCGTTTACTTCAGTCCAGTTAGTTCCATTCCAAAGTTCTGTAACTGCAGTAGGTCCTTCTCCAGCAAAAGCTAAAGATGCTGTATTAGTTACTCCTGAACTTCCAAGATATACTCTAGCAGTATTTAAATCATTAACTTCAGTCCAGTTTGTTCCATTCCAAGTTTCTGTTTTTCCTGTAACAGGAGGAGTTCCTTCTCCACCAAAAACTAATGCAGCTGTGCTTGTTCCAGCTCCTCCCATACCAAATCTAGCTTGATTTAAATTGTTAACTTCAGTCCAGTTTGTTCCATTCCAAGTTTCTGTGTTATTTTTAACTCCTGGTTCACCACCAGCAAATAGATTTGCATTTTGTGTTTGTCCGGCGCTACCACCTTTAATTCTTGCTGTATTAAGACTATTTAATGTAGTCCAAGCTCCTTGTAATAAAGGTCTTATACCTTTTAAAACATTAGAAGTTGTATTATACCAAACTTGTCCTGTAACAGGATTTGATGGATCAGTTGCTACTAGTTCAATTTGTGTTCCTTTAATTTCTTTGTATGTTGCCATAATTAACTCGCGTCTACCGTTTTAGTTGTTGTTGTTGAACCACTCCATTCTTCTGTTGCAGCTGAAACACTTCCAGTATTACCACCCATAACTATACCAGCGGTTGTTGTACCTGCTCCACCAAGATAAGCTCTGGCAGTGCTTAAATCTGCAACTTCTACCCAACTTACTCCATTCCATTCTTCTGTACTTGCTTGGTCTGCTCCAGGTGTTGTTTCTCCACCAACAGCTAAAGCTGCTGTATTGCCTGTTAAACCCACACCAACTAAACCTATTCTTCCAGCATTCATATTATTAACTTCTGTCCAGTTTGTTCCATTCCAAGATTCTGTATCTGTTGATGCTCCAGGCGAAATTTGACCACTATATGCTAATCCAGATGTAGTAATTCCATTTCCACCTGCATTTCTTCTTGCAGTATTCATATCATTAACTTCTGTCCAGTTCGTTCCATTCCAAGATTCTGTTTTTGTTTCAAATGAAGCTCCTGAACTTTCTCCACCAAAAGCTATTGAAGCTGTGTTTGTTCCAAATCCTGAAAGAAAAGATCGTGCAGTCGTTAAGTCATTTACTTCTGTCCAGTTAGTTCCATTCCAATTTTCTGTAACTGCTAAATCTCCTGGAGGTGCAAACCCTCCAAAAGCTAAAGATGCTGTATTAGTAGCTCCTGACATCCCTAATGCTCTTCGACCAGTCGCTAAGTCATTTACTTCAGTCCAGTTTGTTCCATTATAAGATTCAGTAACTGTTGCCCCTGCTGGAGGTGGGGAACCACCAGCTAATAAAGCTGCTGTTTGAGTTCCTGCTCCACCAAAAACTTGATCTCTAGCAGTATTTAAAGTTCCACTTGTAGTCCAAGCACCGATTGGTGCACCTACGATCCATTCGTTTGTGTCTGTCACTGATGCTGGAGGTGTTCCACCAAAACTTAAAGAATTTGTTGTTGTACCACACCCAGACATATCACTTAATGCTGTAGGTAGATTATTTTGTTCTGTCCAGTTAGTTCCATTCCATAATTCTGTATTAGCTGTTATAGGTTCTCCACCAAACGCTAAAGCTGCTGTTGCAGTTCCTGATGAACCAAATTGCTGTCTTGCAGTATTTAAATCGTTTACTTCAGTCCAGTTTGTTCCATTCCATAATTCTGTAATTGCTGTTGTAGGTTTTCCTCCAAAAGCTAATGCTGCTGTAATAGTGTCTCCAGCTCCTCCTGGGTGATTTCTACCGGTATTTAAATCGTTTACTTCAGTCCAGTTCGTTCCATTCCAAACTTCTGTCGTAGTTGAAGGAGTACCTACAACAGCACCACCAAAAACCATTCCAGATGTTGATGGTGCTTGTCGCGAAGCTGCCATACCATCTCTAGCTGTGTTTATATTGTTAACTTCAGTCCAGTTCGTTCCATTCCAAACTTCTACGTCAGAAGGTCCTCCACCACCAACAGATAATCCAGCTGTACCAATAGCACCAAAACTACCCATTCCTTGTTTAGCACTACCTAAATCATTAACTTCTGTCCAGTTTGTTCCATTGTAAAATTCAGTGTAAGCTCGATTAGTACCATCAGTTCCACCAAAAAATAAAGCTGATGTATGTATACCAAACCCACCTCCATTATTTCTACCGTTATTTACAGGGTTTGCAGTTCTCCAAGAACCAGTTGTAGTTACAGCAGGAAAAGAAAACTTTAATACGTTATCAGTTTCGTTATACCACACCTCTCCCGTTATCGGATTATCGGGATTAGTCGTATAGTTCCGAATCTTTGTGCCATGTATTTCTTTGTACGCAGCCATCTAAATTTTTACTCCTCTAATGTTATGTCAGCAGGTCTTATGTTCATTGGATCAGCTTTTTCCTCATCCGTCTGAGCATCCCAAGTAGCTTGCGCTGCTTGAACCTCTGCAGTAACAATCGCCTGTGCCTCGTCTTTTGTTTTAACAACACCTGCAACTTTAGCAATCCAAAGATTAGCGTGCTTGTTGTATGCAGGAATTTGCCAAACATTTCCAGGATAGCCAGCAAACGTGATTCTATTAGATTCATCGTGATCGATAAAACCCTTTCCCCAGTTTTCTGCTACACAGTATTGATATGTTTTTGCCATAGTTTTCTCCTTTTATTAATCTGTTAAAGTTTTTACCACATTTGAAGCAGAACTCCACTCTTCTGTTGCTGTATCTGTACTTGCTGTATTACCACCAGAAGCCAAACCTGCTGTAGTGCTTCCTGCACCAGTTGCATAATATCTTGCCGTATTTAAATCTCCAACCTCTGACCAACTAAGACCATTCCAATCTTCAGTAATAGCTTGAGCACCTCCTGGAGTTTCTCCACCCATTGTTAATGCAGATGTTATTAGTCCTATTCCACCATTGTATCTTCTTCCAGTGTTTAAATCGTTAACTTCAGTCCAGTTAGTTCCATTCCATTGTTCATTTGAAGCTGATCTTGTTGAAGGGGCAACGAAACCACCAACACATAATGCAGCTGTATTTGTACCTACTCCTCCTGCATAAGACCTTCCAGTATTTAAATTGTTAACTTCTGTCCAGTTAGTTCCGTTCCAAGTTTCTGTATTTACAACATTTGGGTTTCCACCAAATCCTAATGCTGCTGTATTAGTTGCTCCCGAACCAATAATACCTTCTCGTGCAGAATTTAAATCATTTACTTCAGTCCAGTTAGTTCCATTATAAGATTCAGTAACAGCTGTAACACCTCCTGTTGCAGTAAAACCACCTCCAAAAGCTAAAGCTGAAGTAGCTGTTCCTGCACCTCCTAAAAGATATCTACCAGTATTCATATTATTAACTTCAGTCCAACTAGTTCCATCATACAGTTCTGTATTTCCTGTATCAGGAGGAGCTCCCCCAAATACGATTGTAGAAGCTTGTGTACCTTGACTTGAACCCGCTCTTCCAATTACATCACTATTTAAACTACCACCCGTAGACCAAGCACCGATTGGTGTACCTGGACCTGTCCATGCTTCTGTTACTGCTGTAACTGGTCCAGAAGTATATCCACCAGCACCTAATGCTTCTAAACTACTTGAACCCATAGAAGCCATACTACCTCTTGCTGTACTCATATCTCCATCCTCAGTCCAGTTAGTTCCATTCCATACTTCTGTTTTACCAGTTTGAGGAGGTGATGCTGGTGATTGTCCACCAAACGCTAATGCTGAAGTTATTATTCCTGCTCCACCTAATCCACTTCTAGCAGTATTTAAGTCATTTACTTCTGTCCAATTAGATCCATTCCAAGATTCTGTTCCTGTAAATTTTTCTGGTGAGAATGCTTCTCCTGTATCTCCACCAAAAGCTAGAGATGAAGAGTTACTTGCACCAGCAGCTCCTACAGCCGTTCTTGTTTGATTTAAATCGCTAACTTCAGTCCAGTTTGTTCCATTCCAAGATTCCGTGTAAGCCCTTACTGCTGTGTCATAACCAGCAAAAGCTAACGATGAAGTTGATGTACCAGCTCCTGATATTTCTCTTCTAGCATTATTTAAATCATTTACTTCTGTCCAATTTGTTCCATTCCAAACTTCAGTTTCTGATTTATTAGTTGAACTTGGATTAGCTCCACCAAATGCTAAAGCAGCTGTTTGTGTACCAGAACCTGCTAAAGCTCTTCTAGCTTGATTTAAGTTATTTACTTCTGTCCAACTTGCTCCATTATAAAGTTCTGTGTTGGCTACAATAGTTGGGCCTGAATCATCGTCTCCACCAAAAGCCATTCCAGCAGTTTTAGTGCCAGCTCCTGCTGCAAGTGCTTTTCCAGCAGGTGCGTTTAAACTACCACCAGTTGCCCATGTGCCAGTTGTAGTTACAGCCGCGAATTGATATTTCCAGTTATAGTTTGAAGAATCGTACCATAGCTCACCTTGCACAGCACCTGGATAATTACCAGCGTAGTTGACGACTGTTGTCCCAACTGTCTCTTTATAGGTAGCCATAATTATTTAGCCTTTAACAACCAACCTTGAGTAGAGTCTGTAAAGACTAATGTGTTTGCGGCTCTTTCAACTGAAACTGTAAGATCTGCTTCTGCTCCATTAATTTTAGAACTATTTCTTCCAATAGTTAGAGCATTAGTGTCAAA